GAGGCGGCGCAGGTGATAGAGCAGATTGCAAGCGGCACTTGGGCCGCGGGATGTGATACCCGGCAGGCACAGAACCTCTAGGTGCCAGGCCATTCAATGGAGGTGTGAACGATGCGGAAACTGGAAAGCAGGGTGACTCCCTACACGATGGAATTTCAGCCGCTGATTCTGAAGCAGATCGCCCTGGACTGTGACGTGTCCCAGGGAGAACTGGCAAAGGCCACAGGCGTGAGCAGAACCTCGATGAATCTCTGCTTCAACAAGGGGTATATCCCCATGACGGTGCCGGGTTTCAAGAGCGACACCGAGGAGTATCTGGCTACCAATCCACGTGCAACTCAGTGGCTCATGGAGCGCGGCCTGAAAATCTCGGACATCTGGAACACCGGCGAAGGGAAGGAGTTACGCCATGTAATGCCGGCGGGAAACGGCGACCGGATGGTGCAGGGGAAGAAAGCAAAGCGGCAGGGTCTGGCGACAGGCTTGCCGGATCAGATTGTCATGAAATGGGAGGTAGAGATGATTTCCGAAGATACAAAGAGGCATTTCAAGCTGTTTCGTAACCCTTTTGTCGCAGATGTGGAGAAGAGCGGGGATATTTTCCGCTCGGATGAACACCGCTACATCGAGATGGCCATGCTGGACGCCGCTAAAAACGGCGGTTTTCTTGCGGTTGTGGGCGAGGTCGGCAGCGGCAAAACGACCATGCGCCGCGAGGTGATGGAGCAGCTCCGCAAAGAGACCAACGTGATGGTGATCTTTCCCCAGATCATCGACAAGAGCCGGGTCACGGCGTCATCGATCTGCGACGCGATCATCCTGGACCTGTCCGAGGAGAAGCCCAAGGTCAAGCTGGAGCAGAAAACGCGCCAGGTGCAGCGGCTGATGATGGACCGCTCGCGCGCCGGCTTCCAGGCCTGCCTGATCATCGAAGAGGCACACGACCTGAGCACCCAGACGCTCAAGTATCTCAAGCGCTTCAGCGAGCTCGAAGACGGCTACAAGAAGCTCCTGGGCATCATCCTGATCGGCCAGACGGAACTCAAGAACATGTTCAACGAAAGCCAGCATGTCGAGATGCGTGAGGTTATCCGGCGCGTCCAGGTGGCCGAGATCCGCGGGCTGAACGGGAACCTGAAAGACTACCTGCGGCTCAAGTTCAAGCGGGTCGGCGGCGACATCGACAAGATCATGGATGAGGCTGCGATCGTCGCCCTGGGCAACCGGCTCACTATGAACGACTCCAGGAACAAGCCGGTTTCCCACGCCTACCCGCTCCTGGTGAACAACTACGTGGCGCGCGCCATGAACCTCGCTTGCGAGCTCGGCGAGACGGTCATCACGGAAGAAGTGGTGAACGGGATATGAGCGGCGCCGGGGTGAAAGTCGGCGACCGGTTTGCGAATAAGGGTCAGATTTCCCCGCGGCAGATCAAGATCATTCACACGCTGGTATCGGCACTTGGGATGGACCGGGAGAGCTATGTGGCGCTGCTCCAGCAGGTGGCAAACAGCAGCAAGGTGAAGAGCTCGAAGGAGCTCACCTGGAGGCAGGCGGAGAACGTAATCGACGACCTGCAGATCAAGAAGGGGTCTCCGGCCCCTGCCAAGGCCAAGCGGCCGCTGCCGTTCACCGACCTTGACGGTCGTCCCGGGATGGCGTCGGGCGCGCAGTGCAGGTTGATGGCGGCCTCCTGGAGCGAGGTCTCCCGGGCGGAGACTTCGGAAGCGAAAATGAAGGCGCTGGATAAGTTCGTCAAGCGGATCGTCGGGTGTGACTCGATCCGCTTCGTTAAGGGGTGGCAGGTGGAAAAGGTGATGAAGGCAATCACGGTGATGAAAACAAAGGGGGTAAGCGATGCTGAGACGACTACTGACGAGGTTGGTTTGCTGGTACCGCAGGGACCGTAACTACAGCTTGGCGCGCCACAGGTCTGGGACCAGGGCCGTGACCATGGCGGAGAGCTTGATCGGAACAGGGGTGCTACAGAGCAGCAGGATGACGGGGAACCCGCTGGTAAGAGAGACGTAAGGGACGTAAAGGACGTAAAGCGCGGCAGGGTCACTAAAAAGGCCACATAAAACAGGCAAGGAGGAATCAATGGCAAGGAAGAGACTGGAAGGTACCCAGCTTGGTAGTTGGGAGGATGTTGATCAGGCGCTGCACAAAATCGGGGTGATAGATCGGGAACTAGCCGTTCTCGAGGCTGGGCAGAACGCACGGATAGATGCAGTCAAAAAGGAGACGAAAGAGGCGGCCCAGCCGCTCCAGGAGAAGAAATCGGGCATTGAACTCGCGGTCAAGGATTACTGCGAAGCGAACCGTGCGGAGTTTGTTAAGACAAAGAGCAAGCAGCTGACCTTTGGCGAAGTGGGGTTCCGCCTCTCCACCAGCATACTCATCAAAAAGGTGGCGGAGACGCTACAAGCGCTGAAGGACCTGCAGTACTTCACCTGCATCCGGACCAAAGAGGAGCCCGACAAGGAGTCCATGAAGTCCCTTACCGATGAGGTGCTGGCTGAGGTAGGGGCCTCGCGTAAGACGGTAAACACCTTTGGCTATACCCTCGACGTCGAGAAGATCCGAGAGGCCTCGTGAAGTTGATTGACCATTGAAGTCTTGGCCGGGGGGTTCCTCCGGCCACTTCTTCAACAGTCAATTACCCAGGGGGGACTTATGGCGAAGGTGTTTAATCCGGAGCAGGAGTTGGAAGCCGCAAGCTTGTATAACGCGCTGAAAAAGTATGACTCTGCCGCGTTGGCTATGGAGTTGTCAGGCCTTGTAGTCGGAATCGGGTTCAATGCCGCTGTCATAGAAAGCCTCATAGAAAGCGTCAAGAAGAATTCAGAGCTGGTTCGAAAGAATAAGGCAATAAGTGCCAGGAATAACAAGGTCGCCAAGCTCAATAAACTCGCCGGGAAAAAGAAGCTCACCGCTGCTGAACGACTGGAAGCTGGAAAGCTTATGAAAGCACTGGAGAAGTCCCATGCAAACTGATGCCACTGAGAAGGGAACCATCCATTACGCACAGTACGAGCAGAGCGAGCGGCTGCAGCGGTTGCTGAATTTCATGCTGGACGGTCTGCCGCATAGCACTATGGCGATCATCAACGGCGCGGGGATCTGCGCGGTGAACTCGGCGGCCTGCGAGTTGCGCAAGAATGGTTTCCGCTGCGACTGCATCAAAAAGGCCGGCCCGGCTATCTACCAGCTGTTCGATGTCGAGGGGGCCAGGGAGCTCTCCGCGCAGCTGCTCGCCAAACGGGAGGTGGCGCGTGGGTAAGATGGTGGAAAAGCCCAGGTGCAATGTCTTCACTTTCCGAACCGACGATGAGGCGGCGACGCTGATCAGGGAGGCGGCGAAGGGAATTTCTGTCAGTGATTTCCTGCGCGAGGCGGCTGATTGGTGGGCTAAGCGGCTCAAGGAGGGGAAGCTATGATGACTCCTATGTCGGCTTTCGAGGCTGTTCTGATGACGCAGGTCCGGGAGCTCAAGGAGGAGGTTTTGGAGCTGAAGGTCCGGAATCTTAAACAGCTGACAGTTATCCATGAGCTCCGGGCGCAGTTGTCTGCGGCGATGGAGCAGAGCCAGGTGGCGGCGTAAAAGGGAAGGATATCGGCGAAACTACAATGGAGGTGGGCAGCGCATGAATCATCCGAGAGTATCGACATTGCAGATTGTAGAAGCGGTTGCACCGCGGATTTTGGGTGCAAAACTTTGCCCCTATTGCGGCGGCGACCAGATGTACCAGGACTCGATGCTGATTGACGACAGCGACGTTTTCTTTCTGGTCTGCAGGGCTTGCGGAGCGGAAGGTCCCTCCTCCTCGCTCCCGGATGTGGCGCGCATGCTGTGGGACGTCCGGTATGACTCGCCGGTTACGGAGCAGCTGGCTCAGGGCCGGTTGGAGACGATCAGGAACCTGACCGCGTTTGTGAACTCTATCGCGGATGCGCTGGGAACCCCGGTGCCGGTGACGGAGATCGAGGGCGTCGGGACTTGCTTCGATGTGGTGATTGCTATCCGGCAGTTGACAGCTGAAAACGCCGAACTCAAGGCGGCAGAGGCGGCGCTACTATGACGACGCGCCGATATCTGGTCTACCCATCAGCGTCGGCTCGGCAGTTTATGTGCGTTTGTGCTGCCAGGGATGGACGCCACGCACTGCAAATAGCGCGTCGATTGTTCCGCCTGGAGCGGGGTGCATATGCCCGGCTGGAATCGGTTTAAGGAGGAGATGCTCCATGCAACCATCACTGTTTGAGCAACTGGAAGCTGAGAATGATGCGAAGAAGGTACTGAAGACCCGGCAATGGAAGCGGCAAGAAAATAGGCGCTACGGTAAAAGACATAGGCGTTTTCCAGCTTACGACCCGTATAACCCAAGGGTACTCAAACAGCGATTATTGGAACTCATAGGAACTGAATCGTGGGTCGGTTTTATCGGCTTAGCTAGCAAAGTACATATGCCTGCGGAAGATGTAGACCACATGCTGGATAAGCTGATCAAGTGGGGATACTTGGAAGAAGCGCCGCTGTATTTTCGTAATGACGCCCATCTTTTCCCTGAGTTTCGGTTGGAAAAGCCGGACATGAAAAATTATAGGGGCTTTGAGTTTGGATATCGGCGGTTTGAAAGTAAGCAACCACGTTATTAGCGGAACCAAGCTCAAGCGGAGCTTGCAGCGCCAGGTTAAACCCTGGCAAGGAGGGATTGGATGGAATGCCCGAAATGTACAGCACAGGTCAGCATGAGCGCCGCAGAAGCTGCTCACGATTCATCCATGATCGAAGTATTGGTCGAATGTGATAACCCTGACTGCGAATGGATCGGTTACACGTTCGTCAGCTCTAGCGATTTGTGCAGCGGCGAGTCGGTTTAATTATTATTTGTCCTGCCAAGCGTAAAAAAGGACCCCGCATCCAGGAGGGATAAGCGGGGTCAAAAGCAACCACGCTTAAATCTAACACTTGCCAATAATTAAGCAACTCAAAGATGCCACCGGAAGAAAATAACGAATTTAGCTCAGCGCTTGCGCTGGAGCGGGTGTTAAACCCGCAAGGAGGGGATGGTGGAAGGTAAGTTGCTTGAACTTAACGATGCAATCACTGCCATGAATCAACGAGACAAACGTGGGTACATCGGCCCCGAATACCAGCATCTGCACGGATTGGTACGCGAGGTGTTTACCGAGGTGGAGCGGTTGACCGCAGAATCTGCCACTTGGAAGAACTATGCAGACCAGGAGATAGCACGGCTGACAACTGATCTAAACATCCAGATGGAACGGCAGCAGCGCATGGTGTTTAAGTCTGATTATGATGCCGACGTGAAGAAACTTACAGATCTGATCCGTGAAGCCAACGAGTACCTGAACACCAATAAATTGACCAATATCGGTCACGGCAGCATCTTACACCAGAAACTGGCAGAGGCGGTGCGGCCACCTAGCCACGATTTTTTTAGCAGGGAGTCGGAAGCTATGCTGGCAGGGTCGTATGACTGCAAGTGGTCCATACTGGAAGACCAGAGCACCTTCACGCACTTTACGTCCTGCGGAGAATACATACGGGTTAAGATTGTCCCCTCTGTTGGGTGTGCATGTCCCGTCTGTGGCAAACAGGTTGTCCTGGCCAAGCCGGTTTAACGAATTTAGCTCAGCGTTTGCGCTGGAGCGGGTGTTAAACCCGCATGGGAGAGGATGATGGTTAGGGACTGGCACGGTTTAGGGGACATCAGTGGGCTGGAACGCAAAGCTGCTGAACGCATGGCTGGGGATGCTGCCACGATTGCACACATGACAATGAAGGTAATCAACGATCTAAAATACCTCAGCGGCTGCGTTGCGCGCGGTCGCGGTGAAGACATTGACGCGGCTCATCCTGGTCGGAACGTCTTTGAGTACATCAAAGAGATAGAGCAGAAAAATGCCAAACTCCTGGAGATGCACACCAATGCTCTGTCCGAGGTAGAGCGGCTGACGGCTGCACTCAGCGGCGCACTGGACGCATTCCGGCAAATTGCCTTGACGCCGACATTTATTGCTGAGGGGTGCCCTGGCGTGCAGCGGACTCGTTACGTGGTCGGAAAGGAGGTGAAGGAAATTGCCGTCGAGGCTGCGAAGTTGTTAGAAGGGGCTGCGCCGTGCCCTGGGTGCGGAGGTACGATACATGCTGACCGCACCGGCGAATTTAACGAGGATTTGCCATATGAGCGGGTTTGCTATGAGTGTGGGTGGTTTGACCCTCAGCGGTATGCAACCAGGCAAGCGGCAGAGGAGGTGCGGCCATGAGCGATGAAACATGTGAATTGTGCGAGAGCGATGAAAATGTGATTTTCTGTGAATGCGAGGGTTGCCGAGATCAAGAACCCGAGATAGGCGGCAGATGGTTATGTGAAGCTTGCCGTAACTGACATCGGTTTAACTACTGATTATGCCGCCACTCGGCGGGATAGCAGCGGAGGGCGATCAACCCGCAATCCCGCGCCAGTGCTGTAGCAGCCTTGGATAATGAAAACGCAAAAGCCGCCATAGAAAAGAGGACTCCAAATGCAACTGATTTGCCCTTGCTGCCATACTCGCTACCCGATCGATGCCGCTAACCAGGATGAGGCGGCTCGTGATTTGCTCGCTTTGCGCGGCTCCTTGCCGCCTCGCTGCTGGGTCCCGCTCATCGCTTACCTTGGGCTGTTCCGTTCGGAGTCCAGGGCGCTGGCTTGGGACCGGGCGCTCCGGCTGGCCCGTGAGGTGATGGAGCTGAACGCGGATCCCGATCGGCTTGAGAACGCGCTGGCTGAGACGGTGGAGTCGCTGCGCAATAAGGGTGGCCAGCCGCTGAAAAACCACAACTACCTTAAGCGGGTGATCGAGAATTCCCCCTCTCCCCAACCCTCTCCCACAAGGGGAGAGGGAGCTGTTGAGGTGAGAGGGGCTGCTCCCGGGGGGAAACGGGCGGCGGCTCTCTCTGCTCTGGCTGTCTGGGCCGGTGAGGACTGGCTTCGCATCGAGATCTGCGCCGGGCTGCAGGGGCTGGTGGCACAGTCGCTGAAGTTTACTCCGGCCGCGGAAATGATCACGCTGGCTGCTGATATCTGGTATGTCGCTCTGCGCAAATCCGCCGACATCCAAGAGGTCGACACGGTCCGGATCCGGACGGGGTTCGAGAGGCTTTTCCCGACCGTGACCGAGTGGCCGGCGCCGAAACAGTTGCTGGCGCTGATGCCGAGTCGGCCGCCCAGGGTGACGCTCCCTGAGCCTAAACCGTCCGATGAACACTATGAGCAGGGACTGCAGGCGGTACGCAAATTGTCGGAGAGCTATAAGAAATGACCCAACTGGAGCAGGCAGAGGAAAAGCTGAAGGGGATGCTCGCGGCGGCACAGCTGCCGCGCAAAGCCTCTTACAACCCGGGGGAGGTCTGCACCATCCTTGGGGTTGTCGATCGCACCTTCTGGCGCCTGCTGAGCCAGTACGAGCGCGACGAACGCGGCACTCTGCGCCGGCCCGACTGCCTTGACTCGATTACCCTCTCCCGCCACCGGCGCGTCCTCTACGACGAGCTGGTGGCGTTTATGCTGCGCAACAATTCCTACGAGCGGGCCCACGCGGTTCATCCGGACCAGATGGACCTTTTCGCTTCCTAGCTTGACAACTATGACCGTTTAATAGTACACAGGCAGAATTGCCGCATCCCATCCTCTTTTTCTCTCCTAAAAAAATCACATCCCCTTAGAAAGACTGACAAATGCTGACAAAACCGCGCGAGCTTTCGGGCGGTTTTCGCTATTTTACAGCCTGCGTTGCAGCTTCGGTTTTCGGTTCTTCATCGGTTCAGGCAGTACCTCCATGTTATTGGCCGACCCCGGGACTCGTCACCTCGGGGCGGCCGCTTTTTCAGCTTGCAGTTCCAGGGGGAATCAATGGAGCAGGGCCACCTCGTCAAACTCTTCACCGCGGTTATCGTCGCCAACGAGCTCGACAACGATCTCGCCTACGCTCTCAAGTTCACCGATCCGGACGGCGTTCGCAGCGGCAAGAGCGGCTACTCGTTTGCCGTCTGCCAGTTCGACATCGCCAATAACCCGGTAGCTGCTGCCTGTCTGAGGGCCTGCGGCTTCACTCCGGAGGAGATTGCCGGGCTCAAGGCCCAGTGCATCCCGGTCCGACCGCTGGAAGCTAAGCTCAGGAAAAATGCCGCCCTGGTCGAGAAATACAGCTCGATCCAGCTGCGCGACTGCCTGACGCGTGCCACAGGCATCCTGCGCCGCCGCGGCATCAACGCTGCGGACGACACGGCACTGCTGGCGGTCGCGGACTATCACAACCAGTACTACCTCTCCGATATCGACCGTCCGGGTTATCTGGTCCACTACCTGGGCGAGCTGGTACAGCCGTTCACCGCCCAGGATGTGCTCGATTTCAAACTGGACCACACCCGCTACGGCAAGACTCACCCGGGGGATTGCCAGCGCCGCTACAACAACCTGATCGACATCGTAGCCAAGGGCTAAGGCCCCACTTCTCACGGTCCAAGGAGGATCAATATGCGTTTAGGTCTGAGGTTGTTCACTGTCATGCTGGTTGCTGTTTCGTGCCTCTCGGCCGTCGCTGGGTTCGCTGCCGAGATGCTCCCGGCTCACCTGCCGTCGGAGCCGGTTTCCGCCGCTCCCGCAGCGCTTGAGACCTTTCTCCGGGATTCCCTCTTCCCGCTGCTCGGCGCGCTGCTCATGGGAGTCATCACCCCGCTGATCTACCGGGTCGCTGCCAAGCTCAAGCTCGACTCGTTGATGCAGAAGAACAACTGGCTGGAGCGCGCAGCCTTCCAGGGGATAGCCCTGGCAGAGGAACGCGCGGCCCAGCTGGCAGGCTCGAAGCTGGCCATCTCGGGGAACCAGAAGCTGGATGTTGCCATTGCTCACGTCCTGGGCGTCATGCCGAAGGTCAGCGCTGAGCAGGCCGATGCCATGGTGCATGCGCTGCTGGCTCAGATCCCCAGCTTGGGCGCGTCGGGCGAGAAAGCGGTGGCTTCTCCCGGGAGAGCCGCAGCTGCTCCTGCCATCAACTTTCTCCCTAGTGAGGCTCTGCTCTTCGATTCGGCGCCGCTTCCGGCCGCTCCCCCCGCAGCAGACCGGTGACAGCCTCTCTTGCCACCTCGATCCTGTCGCTTCTGGCCTACCTGCTCCCGATCATCATCGAGGGGGTCAAGGCGTACCAGGAGCGGCAGAAAGGAGCGAACCATGAAGCGAATATCCAGAACTACCGCAAAGCGCTTGGCAAGGGAGATCCTGCAGCTCTCGCTGCTTATCACGCTGATCAGCACGATCGGGTGCGCGCGGCGCTTGGTGGTGGTTGATGGCGGGGCCACGGTCTCTATAAAAAAAAGCGACCTGGACGTGCTGCATTCGGATAACGAAAACCTTTTGAACGCGCTGGAGGAATGCCGCGGTGGCAGATGAGATAGACATGGCGCAGGAGAGTTACGAGCGCATCCTGACCAGCGCGTTGGCGCAGCGGCTGAACTATCAGCCTGCCGGTGAGAGCTTGTCTCACTGCAACGAATGCGGGGAAGAGATACCCGAGGCGAGGCGCAAGGCGTCGGCAGGCTGCACCAGGTGCGTAAAGTGCCAAGAATCGTTTGAACTTCTAACCTACTGGAGGAGCTAGTGACACCTGATCAGATCGCAGCCTTGACGGCAATATCGGCCATCATGGCCAAGGTAGGTACTTGGCCCATCGGCTCCATCGTTACGGCCATCGTGTTCGGCCCCTGGGTGGTCATGGGGCTACTCTCCCGGAGCATGGAGAAACGTCACGAAGCTGCCCTCAAGATGTACGAGGAGAACGTCAAGCTGGTGATCAACTACGAGAAGGTGGCGGAGGGGTTACAAGACATCATCATACTCTCCACCCAGACCATGACCCAGGTGAGAGAGCGTATCGACGCCAACCTCTTCTGCCCGATCATGCGGAAGGATAAAAAAGTGGAGATCCACCCATCATGAGTCTAAACCTCGAACGCGCCGCTATGCGGGGCAAACTGGCTGAAGCGCAGGATAACCAGCGCAAACTGCTCCTCAAGGCAGAAGGCCTCTGCACTTCTATCCGGCGGGGGCTCAACACGGCTTTGACGCCCTTCAATGAAATGGAGATCCCGCAGGTGGCCAGTCAGATGGACGACCTGGTCATGGCATGGGTCGAGCTGCAGAAGACGCAGAGCGACATGAACCGGCTTGAGCGGGAGCTGCGCTGATGTGTGCGGTCAAGGGGGACAGAAGCCGGCTGGAGCCGGTGGCGCGGATGCTCTTCGTTGAGCAGGGGCGGACTCTGACCGATATCGAGGAAACGCTCGGGGTGTCGCGCCAGACGCTTTCCGAGTGGAAGGCGCGCACCAGGACCTACGGCGAAGAACTCGACGAATGGGACAAGGCGCGCGCTGCCAAGGAAGGGTACGAGGCGCATCTGCTGGAGGTGCGCAATGCGATCATGGAGCAGATCAAGGCGGCTCCCCTTCAGGCGCTTTCCTACCTCGACTCTCTTTCCAAGGTGGAGGCGATCCTGGACAAGCGGTCCCGCAATGCCCGGGAGGCCGCCGAGCGGATCGCGCAGCAGAAGGGGGAGATGTTCCTTGCCTTCGTGCGGGACCTGATCGAGTTCGGCAACAAGGTCGATCCGGAAATGACCCGTGTGGTGGAAAACAATTTTGACGACCTGATCCAGTGGGGCCGGGAGAAGTATGCAGCTTAGCGCGGCGAAAAGGAGGCTGTTCGACAAGGAAGTGGAGGCATTGCGTCAGGTGATCCAGGCGTCGGCCCGTCCCTTCCCGGACGATAAGGCGGCTCAGAAGATACGCAAGGCACGCGCCGAGCGAGACCTGGACTTCTTTAACCGCACCTACTTCCCGCACTACTTCAGTAAGCCGTCCAGCAGCCTGCATAAGTACTTTGCCGATCGCTTCCTGATGTTGATCAATAAGGCGGTCGAGACTGGCCAGGGAGACAAAGAAGCAAACGCCGCGCCGCGAGGCAACGCTAAAAGTACTGCCGGTACGTTTGGCTTGCCGCTCTGGGTTGCCGCTTTCAAGAAAAGGAAATATCCGCTACTGGTCTCGGAAACTCGGGATCAGGCAGAGAGCTTTCTTAGCTTCATCACGATCGAACTGGAGACGAACGAAAGGTTAGCCCAGGACTTTCCGGATCTGGTCGGAGAGGGGCCTGTCTGGCGAACGGGCAAGATCATCACCAGAAACGGCATCAAGATTGAGGCTGCTGGTGCATCGCAAAAACTAAGGGGCCGCCGTCACGGCCACTGCCGCCCCGACCTGGTTATCGTCGACGACTTGGAAAACGATGAATCTGTCGAGAGTCCGGAGCAGCGCCGGAAGCTGGAGAACTGGTTCTTCAAGGCGCTGATGAAGATCGGACAGCCGGACACCGTGTTCATCGTGGTCGGAACCATCCTGCACTACGATTCGCTGCTCTCCCGTCTCCTGGTCAAGCCGGGCTGGAAGGGACGGAAGTGGAAGGCGGTCATCAAGTGGTCGCCTGCCGTGAAGCTCTGGGAGCGCTGGGAGCAGCTTTATGCCGACATCACGGTCGGCAAGGAAGAGGCGGAGCTCGCGGCCGACAACTACTTCGCCGCGAACGAGCGCGAGATGCTGGCCGGGACGGAAGTGCTCTGGCAGGAGATGGAGCCCTACTACTACCTGATGAAGATGCGGGTGTCGGACGGCCCGGCCTACTTCGAGAGCGAGAAGCAGAACGAGCCGATCAATCCCGAGGATGCCATCTTCCTCGAGGAGTGGATCCAGTACTACGACGATGAGGATGTCGACCTGGAGGGACTCAAGCACGCCGGGTCCTGCGACCCGTCCCTGGGGGGCAAGTCGAAGCACGCGGACCCCTCGGCGATCCTGGGCGGCAGGATGAAGGGCGGCGTGATCTACCTGACCGTAGCCGACATCGAGAAGCGCCACCCGGACCGGATCATGACCGACATCCTCACCTATCACGAGCGCGATCGCTTCGACGAGCTGGCGATGGAGGAGATCCAGTTCCAGGAGTTCTTCTCCAAGAGCTTCCAGTCTCAGGCCCACGCCAAGGGGCTCACCATCAACATCAAATCGGTGAAGCCGACCACGGACAAGGATCTGCGCATCATCACCCTGCAGCCCTGGATAAAAAACGGCTGGATCAAGTTCCGCCGGCACGGCATGGGCGAGCTGATCCGGCAGCTGATCTACTACCGCCCCAAAGGGAAAGGCGGGCATGACGACGGGCCGGACGCCTTGGACATGCTGAAGAACCTCCTGGAGGGAGGGCTGATCGTGGCGGCTTGCGCCAAGCCCAGGGATGAGGACAAGGAAGAGCGCCGCGAGGGGCTCATGGGGCGGATGACCAAAGGCATGGGCGGAATGTTCGGACGAAGGAGAGCAGCGTAAATGGGCATCAAGACTTGGGTGGTAGAGCACATTTTCGGTGCGGTCATAGAACAGAAGGTCCAGGAGCGTTTGCCGGCGGCATCTGCCGGGACCGAAACGGACATGAAGTGGCGCCGCCTGTCGGGTAACAGCGTCCGCGAGCTTCCGATCGCCGCGTGGGCCCGCCAGTGCGAGGTCTGCTACTGGCTCTGGAAGCTGAACCCTTTGGGCAACTGGCTGATAGAAACGCTGACCGCTTTCGTGGCCGGCCAGGGCTTTACCTTCACGGCTGAAAACGATGATGTCAAGGAACTGATCCAGTCCTTCTGGGATGACCCGATCAACAACCTGGACCTGAAGCTGGAGGATAAGGTCCGCGAGCTGGGAATCTTCGGGGTGCAGTGCTGGCCGGTATATCGAGCCGAGCAGACCGGCCGGATCCGGCTCGGCATGATCGACCCGGCGCAGATTCAGCAGATCTACACCGACCCGCAGAACGCGGAGCTGCAGATCGGGGTGAAGATCGCCAACCTGCACAACGGCACCTGCCGGCTTCTGAAGACGATCCTCGAGGCGGAGTCCGACTCGGTGATGAGCGACGATGCGCGGGAGCTGCGCGACACCTTCGTCGACGGCGAGTGTTTCCTCTTCTCCATCAACCGGGTCAGTAACGACCCCTGGGGGACTTCGGATCTCTTCGTCCTCGCGGACTGGCTCGATGAGTACGA